CTAATCCTTCCTTTTGTATTTGGACTGGGGTTCGGCAGCCTGGATGAAGTCTGATGCGTTATTTCCTTTTCTTGTCTGCTCAATGGTTAGCTGGAGCCGGCCTATTTCTCTATTTAATTCTCTTATCTCTTCTTTTTGCTTTTCAAACAACTCATAATAAATCAAATCTTCACTTTTTTTAGTATTAATAACTTTTTCACGAACATTAATACTTTTTAATAGTTCACCCCTGCCTAAAATTAACCATTCAAGCGATATATCTTGCGCATAATTGACAAATTTAAGCAAGTTATCTTCCGTTAATCCGTTTTTTTGGTCTAAAATACCTCTAGTTATCCCTGTATCTTTATAAAATTTATACTTTGTAATACCTTTAAAATTAAGGTAATACAAAATTTTTTCTTTTATAGACGAATTTTCTTGCATGTTTGTTTGGATAGACGAAATATCTCGTCTATATTTGTTCTTAGTTTAAAACACCAAAGGTATGGTAAAAAAAATACAAAAGTCAAGTAAAAGGGTCGAAACTCCATTCAAGGCTTACTACAAGGTTATTGGCAGGGCCTGCGGATGCTCAAGCAAGTACGCTAAGCTGGTTTTGCTCGGAATGCCTCTTGGCAAGTACAATGGCAAAACATATACCGACAGGGATACCCCGCTTACCCGCAGAATTAAAGCCAAGGCCGAGGAGTTGGAGTCGTTTTTAAACCCACAGCCAACAACTAAGTAATCATAACCCCTGATGAAAGCGGCTACAAACCATAATGCAGCGGTTCGGGATGCGATGCAGGGTGTGCGTACCTCTCCCCTTCATCCCAACAGGCCCCACCAATTGGGCTTGTGGAGTGCAACAAAGTGCGATGCTGCTACTATGGATGCCGCAACTGAGAGCGAAGCCCTAGGAAGGTGCCTAGGCGAGGGGGCGGAATAGCCCGCCCCCTTTTTTTCCCAATAAAAGGCGAAACCCTATGCCCCATTTTTTCAACAATATAGTTGTAGTAACCCACGACGAGCTGGTGCCGGAGCATTATAGTTACGATGCTTTAAAAAAGGCTCTTAAAAGATGCGACCAACGTGGCTACGGCATTAAAAGGGTTATGCTAGGGGGCAATGGCCGGCAGCTGCTGGTTGATTTCGATACGCTACCACGAAAAGTAAGGGAATGCTTTAAGGATCCTCGAGTGGCGGAGCACCCGCTGGAGCCTTTCTATAATACCGACTCAGAGGCGGTTGAGTTCTACGGCAATTACCGCTACAGCAACGGGCTGTACCTAATTGATGAGGTAAAGGACAGGTATATAACCAACGCCTCGGTGCTTAATGCAGCCATTGATTTAAAGGATGCCAGGGAGCGGGAGCGCTTAAGCAAAATGGGAAGCCTAAAGGGTGTTATTAGCAGCATTTGCGCCGATGTTACCACATTTAACGAGATACTATATAGTAGGTATAAGCTAAGGCACTCGCTCCCCGAAAATGAGCGCCGTTTTGCCGAAAAGTTCAACGACTACCAAAAAGAGGGCTACCCTAGCCTAATAAATAAGAACTTGGGCAACCGAAATGCAGCAGTTGCCAACGATGAAACCGTACAACTCCTTAATAATATATTTGCCGAGCCCAGCTACAAGCCCACATATACCGAGGTAGCACGCCAGTACGATGCTTTTCTGAGCGGATATATACAGGTAATCAATACTAACACGGCAGAGGAGTACGACCCCGCAGCTTTTAAAAAGCTATCGAAAAGCACTATTTATAACTACCTAAGCAGCTGGGAGAATAGAATTGCAACCCATACGGTGCGTAGCGCCGATCGCCAAAAGAATATGGGCAAGTACAAGCCCGCTTTCAGCTTCGAGCAGCCCAAGTATGCCGGATCGTTACTGTCGATTGATGATAGGCAGCCTCCATTTAAGTATAGTGGCAACGAGCGTGTATGGTTCTACCTTGCCGAGGATGTGGCAAGCCAGGCAGTAACTTGTTGGGTCCACGGCAAAACCAAGGAGGGGCTAATTATTGACTTCTACCGCCAACTGGTGCGCAATTACCACGAGTGGGGCTTGAACTTACCAGCCGAGCTGGAGGCAGAGAGTAACCAGAATGCCTCGTTTAAGGAGACATTCCTAAAGGAAGGCGCAATGTTCCAATACGTGCGCATTGAGGCCAACAACGCCCGCGGTAAAGCAATTGAGAGCCAGGTAAACCGCCAGTTAAGGTACCAGTTCGAGAAAATGGAGGCAGGTTGGCAAGGTCGCCCATTCGCTCAGGACGAAAGCAACCAGCCAAGCCCCACCCGCGATAAGATTGATAGAACCTACACCCAAATTGTTGATATGGCTTTGGGTAAAATTGAGGAGTTTAACAACTCCCCACACGTGCGCGAGGCAAATGTAAGCAAATGGGAGTACTTCCTGCAAAACCAAAACCCCGATTTAAAGCCAACCAACTACCGCTCATTTATTCGCCACTTGGGCTACCATACCGAAACCTCGGTAAATGTTGGCAACATTCGCCTTAATAACGAGATATACCTACTGGGAATTGATGGGGAGATAGCCCTAGGCGACAGCCTTATTAACATAATGAAGCAGGTGGAGGGCAAGGAGGTTGACATTTACTGGCTCGACGCCAACGAAGGAACAATGCTATGCGCCTACGTGTACCTTCGCGGACAGGATAGGCTAATATGCGAAGCAGTTCCCAAGCCTAAGCCACAACGCGCTCGCGCGGAGCAAAGCGAAGCCGACAGGCAATTGCACCTACTATATAGTAAGTATGTTGCCACGGTTGAGGGCTACAATAACCGCCAGCGCAAAACCCTGGATAGCGTTATTGCCATTAAAACCGACAAGCAGCCCGAAACATCGCCCAAAACCTTATTTAAAATCAACGGCAATGGCGCACCAATTACCCCAACTCAGGAAGACGATCCTATAAAGCTAAACGGCCACCACTTCGACGATGTGGAGATACTTCCCGAGCCAACCGATAACGATATTGATTTAATCAACATTGAAACCCCCTTTAACCGAAGTTTAAAGGACAGATTTTAGTACTAACCTAAACAGATGTAACTATGATTACACTTACTGATGACTTCAAGAAAAAAGTTTTAAACAAACTTTTTGAATTGCGCCAGAACTTTGGCGGATCCGACGCCATGTTCGCCAAGCAGTGGGATATTTCCGGCTCGGTTTACTCCCGCCTTAAGAATGGCGAGCTAACCAACCTTTTAAAGGATAGCCAATGGCTAAATATGGCTAGGGAACTAGGTATAAGCCCCAACGAGCGCAGGTGGAATACTGCCAAAACCGACGTTTTTAAAATTATTGAGGAGGATATTTTGTTTTGCAAGCAAAATTCGAAGAGCCGTATATGTGTGGACGATTGCGGAATTGGCAAAACTTATGCAGCCAAGTACCTTTCGCGAACGCTTAAAAACTGCTTTTATGTAGATGCTTCCCAGGGAAAAACCAAGCGCCAATTCATAAAGCTGGTGGCCCGTGCCATTGGCATCGATGTTAACGACAAGTACGATAACATAAAGGCAAACATTAAGTACTACCTTAACTACATTCTCGAGCCCATTGTAATTATCGACGAGGCTGGCGACTTGGAGTATGGTGCCTTTATGGATCTAAAGGAGCTATGGAATGGCACCGAGAACGCTTGCGCCTGGTATCTGATGGGTGCCGACGGCCTTCGCCGTAAAATTGAACGGGGAATCAATGGCAAAAAGGTGGGCTACCGCGAAATGTTTAGCCGTCTTTCCGATCGATTTACCTACATAGTTCCAGTGGGTAAGGACGACCGTATGGCATTTTACAAGAAGCTTATTACCGACGTTCTGGTGGCCAATATGGCCGACACCACTAACATTAATTCCATAATTAAGCGATGCATAACTATGGATAACGGCGACATTGGAGGCCTTCGCCGTGCCGAGAGCTTACTAATTCTTAGCCAGCAGTAGCCATGAGAGCCCTAACCGTTAAAAATGTTTACGATAAGAAATACACCACCTTTCCCTTCGATGGCGAAATGGCCAAGGTGCTTGGCAACCCATCGGTTGGTGGCGTGTGGCTTATTTGGGGCAAAGATAAGAATGGAAAAACCTCAATGGCACTAAGGCTGGCCGACGAGTTCACCAGGTGGGAGCGCGTGCTATACGTTTCGGGCGAGGAAGGCACCGACATAGAGTTTCAGCGTGCTTGCCAGCGCGTGGGCATCGATACCGGAAATAAGCGGCTGCATTTTCTTGAGTACACTCCCATTGACATGCTTGAGGATATGCTTGGAAAGCGCAAGGCTCGTAAGGTTATTTTCTGCGACAACCTCACCATATATAAGGACGAGCTAAAAGGCAACAAGCTTATTGAAATGGTTCAAGCGCACCCCGATAAGCTGTTTGTTTTCCTCGCGCACGAGGAGCGGAACGAACCCTACTCAGCCCCCGCCAAGCTGGCGCATAAGCTGGCCAAAGTAATTATTCACATTAAGGGCCTAAGCGCTCAGGTTTACGGCCGATGCCCAGGTGGAGTAATAACCATTGACGAAAGCAAGGAGATGCTTTACTGGGGCACTCAAATTCACAAAAACAAGGAGGAATAGCTATGAAAAAAGGAGTTTACGACCGATTCTTCGCGCTGCTAAACCAAATGCCTTCCGACGATAAGGATGAGCTAAAGGAGCAGCTGGTTTGGCAATATAGCGGTATGCTTACCGCATCGCTTAAGGAGTTTGCTGCCCAAAAACCCGAGGAGTACAAGCGTATGCTTGCCGATATGCAGGTTCAGGTTGAAAAGTTTAATCCTAAAAGGTTTCGCGAACAGGAAACGAAGCGCCTGCGTTCGGCCATTTTAAATCGGTTGCAAAAGTATGGCATCGATACTACCCAATGGCCTGCCGTGAATAAGTTTTTGCAGCAGCCACGAATAGGCGGAAAGAGGCTATACGAAATGAGCAACGAAGAGATGGCCCTTCTTATTCCTAAGTTAGAAAACATTCTGAAAAAGGATGTTGAAAACCGTGAAAAAGAACGCGACTTAGCATTTAACAACTAAAGCAATGGAAAAGACTACAAAGACCGATTTAACTACCCTTGAAGTTAGGCTTCAGGAGTACAACCGGCAAATTGAGGAGAATGAGGCAAAAATGGCCGAGGCAACGGTTGACACCTACACAGCCATTAATCGCAGAAATATTGAGCTGCAAATAAAGGTTGTGGCAATAAACGACTCCATAAGCCGAATTACCGAACGCAATTTTTGTAAAAAAATGCCAGACAATGGCATTCGTATTCCAACTACTAACACTAACAGGTATTCGAAATGACAACACAAACAATTTCGCCAAGTGAGCGCACTATGGATATGGTGCAAGCCGAGGCCAATGCCCTGGAGCAACTAATTGAACGCCGTAACGAGTGGCTCAACAAGCCCGATAACAAGCACTCACCAGCATTTGAGGCAACAAAAAAGGACACGCTTACCATGGTGTGGCGGCACTCGGAGCTGCTCAATGAGATTTCGCAATTTGAAAAAGAAAACAAGTACTAACCCTAAAAATTATAGCAATGAAACAGAAAGGATCAGTTTGGACAGACGCCTCGGGGCGTGAACTAAACACCTGGGCCATTAACCCAGTATTACGAATAGAAGAGAAGCACGCACAAAAGGTTGCTGCCTTAGCCCTAAGAGCTGAAAAAGCTCTTAATGAGTTGAACGAGGCAATAGGACAGGCGCAGCAGGAGGTTTACCACGCCAAGCTTAAGGATGCTCAAATTAAGGAGCATAACCGTATGCCCATTCCCGAAAGCCTTACTTTTTCGGCATTCGACAAGAGCGTACTGGTTGACATTAAAACCACCAAGCGGCTCATATTCGACAAAACCTATGTTGGCCTGGTAAAGGGAAAGTTTGACGAGTTTTTTTCCGTGTTCGATCGCGACGAATTGGCCAGTAAAAAGTTTTCGTTCCTCCGCGAAATGGTAAACTCGCTGCTCTTTAAGGGAAGTGGCGACCTCGACCAAACAAGCGTGAACGAAATACGAAGCCACAAGGCTACTGCCGAGCGAACCAAGATTCCAGGATGGGAATTGTTTTGCGAGGCAGTGGATCTGTTCGACAAGGCCATTCGCACCGAACCAGGCAATCGCCTTTACTATGTTGATGTAAAGGAAAATGGTAAAATGCGTAGGGTTGCCCTTAAATATACCGATGTGAGATGAGCGTCGACGAGGTTTGCCATATTGTATCAATGCAATTCAATGTGCCAGTTTTCGAAATACGTTCGAAAACAAGGGAGTGGCGAGTACTGTCTGCCAGATACTCAGCAATAAGTATTTCTTACCAATACACTAATAATACTTTAAGCGAGTTGGCAAGGTATTTTCGCTTAAAAAGCCATGCAACTATTATCAATTCAATAAGAGAATTCGATAATGTTATTGATTTGAAAAGTTCTTTCAGAACTACACACAACAATGTAAAAGGTATAGTTGAAATGAATGAGGAGGAAAGATTTCAGCTAACCGAAAACTACCCATTTGTATACAACCTATGAACAAGTCGCTGAGCACCATTATTAAAGAGAATTCGCACCCCCTTAATTTTTTAAGGGGTAGTCGCGACAACTGCAAAAGGCTTTTTATTACGGCCTTCCTTCAGGTGTTTTTGGTAACCGCCAACACCTACTTTGTTAGCCGAATAGCGTGGCTGGGCATTGCCGCCTGTTCGTTTGGCATTAGCTACATATGGACACTGAATGTAAAACGAATTTCGGCCAGTAGCCCCATTGAGCGCATTGCATACGCAACAGGCGCAATGGTTGGAGGGCTGCTGGGTGTTTTCGTTTCAAAATTCATAATAGTATGGAGTACACACTAGCAAGCCCCAAGTGGGAGGGCGAAATTGTGCTAAAGTATTACCCTAATGGGTTTTTAGCCTCGGCCACCTTACCCGAAGTTTTCAATGTTGATGCAGCCAAGCATATGGCGGGCATTTTTCCCATACACGTTAGCATCCTGCGATGGTTTCGCGAAAACACAAAGGTTAAAATTACCGAGGTGGCCGCCGACACATCGTTCGATGCCTTTTGGGAAAAGTTTAATAAAAAAAGTGGTAGCAAAATAAACGCACAGCTGTACTGGGATGGGCAAAAGCAAACTCTAAACCGCCGACCAGTTGGCGAGGGCGACAGGCAGGACATAATGCGAATGCTGCCCAAGTACCTGCATAAGTTTCAGGGACCAAAAAAGGACTTTCAGCCACTCGCCACAACCTTTTTACACGAGCGGATGTGGGAGAGTGAAATGGAAAACTCCCGCGAAAAACCAATTGATTTACTAACACTAATTCAGGAAAGGAGAAAAAGCAATGCTGATACCAATGGAAACGCAGCTTCAGCTGCTGGTAGCAATAGCAATAGTTAGCCTAATTGTACTTATTATGGTAATAGAACTTGTAACACACCGGGGAAGAATTGCCAGAGAACCATTTGGGGCAATACGCCTTACTGGCGATGGTCCAAAAAAATGGAACAATATTAATGAGCTGCAAGAAAGGCTTATTTGCGAAGGATTTGAGCACAGCGTTGAGTACGATAAGAATTGGCACAACGACACATTTGACACTCTTAAGTTCGACACCTACACGCTTAACTTACCAGGTGAAGTGAAAATTGAGGTTTGCAACGCATACATTGCCGAAAAGCCAAACGAATTTAACTACTCAAGCACCTGTTGCCTACTCATAATTGAGAGCACATCGTTCGAAATGCCAGGAGCAAGCATTAACAATGTAATTGCCCTTAGCCGGCAGCTGGTAAAATGCTTCAACAAGCCTATTTCGAAAAGCGAAACGATTGTAACAAAAAACTTAAAGGAGGAATAATTATGTTCTACGAATTAATGAAGCTTATAGCAGGGATTGTAGTTGTAGTTGCCTTTGGAATTATTTTTTTAATGGTAATTAAAGCCAACTTTAAAAGCGCTTCAACTACGCTTTACCGCGATGGTTTTATTCTTACCAATCCAACCCGCAATGCCGTTGCATTTGAAAATTCTATCGACGCCAAAAGGTATGTGAACGAATGCTCCCAGGCGGGAATAAAATGGCGCTGCTACGAAGTGGTTAATGGGCATATAATTGAACGAATATGGACCTAACTACATTTCGACTACCATACCCTCATTGGGAGTTGGCTAGAGTGGTGAGGGATTATTATCCAAATACATCAACAAACATTATTTGCTATGTAACTGGCTTTAATGTGCAACAGGTTTACAGAATTGCAGCTGCGTTTAATGTTAAAAAAACGCCAGAATATAAGGCAGAACTATTAAAAGCAGAGGCTTTAAAATTGCAAGAATCGGGTTTGGCGCACAGGTTTAAAAAGGGTCATGCGCCATTGAATAAGGGCAAAAAAATGAGTAAAGAGGCTTACGAAAAGGTTAAGCCCACCATGTTTAAACCTGGAAGCATACCGCACAACACCAAGCACGATGGCCACATTAGCATTAGGATGGATAAAACGGGCAGAAGCTACTCTCATATTCGTGTTGCTAAAGGAACATACAAGCTGCTTCACAGGGTTATATGGGAAAGGCACAATGGAGCAATACCCAAAGGATTTATTGTGGCCTTTAAAAATGGTAACACCATGGACTGCACGCTCGAGAACCTAGAGCTAATAAGCCGCCAGGAAGGAATGTTGCGAAACAGCATGATGAACAAATATCCAGCCGACGTGGTAGAGGTTATAAGGCTTAAGGGAGCGCTAAAGCGAAGAATTAAAAAACTTGAGGAACGATGGTAGTAACAATTAAAACAATACAACATGGCACGAAATAGCATGGACGATTTACGCAATCACCTTTTTGAAACATTTGAACGCCTAAAGGCAAACAACGATCCTTCGGCATCGGCCGAGGATAGAATAGACCTACCAACAGCTAAGCAAATATGCGAGGCCAGCGAGGTTATAATTCAATCGGTAAAGGTGGAGGTCGATTTTCTGCACGTCCTTTCACGTGCAGAGAACCGCGATGCGGTAATTAATGCAGCAAGCAATATGCTGCCAAAGTCACATCAAAAATCAATAGGACAATGAACAAAACAAAAATCGAATGGGCCGATTATCGGTGGAATCCGGTAGTCGGTTGCAAACACGGGTGCGAATACTGCTACGCAGAGGCAATGAACCGGCGTTTTAAATTTATAGCCGATTTTCGTGATCCCCAGTTCTTTTTAAATCGCTTAACCGAGCCCCGCAAGTTTGGTGAACCAGGGCGGGTTTTTGTGGTCACCATGGGCGATTTGTTTGGATCCTGGGTTCCCGATGTTTGGGTTCACGCTATACTCGAAGTGGTGGAAATGCACCCCGAGCACACCTTTATGTTTTTAACCAAAAACCCAACCCGCTACTTTAGGTACGATTTTCCTGAGAATACAATGATTGGGCTAACCCTAACCGAACCAAACAGCGCCAAGCTAACCGCATTTAAAGCCCACTTACACCCACGGAAGTTCTTAAGCCTGGAACCCATTATGGCAACTTTTGAGGGGGTAGACTTTAACGGAATAGAGGAGGTTATTGTTGGTGCAATGACGGGACCCAAAGCGAAACCACCAAAACCCGAGTGGGTTGAAAGCATTAAGCACCACAATGTGTTTTTGAAGGATAACATTAAAAAGTACTTGTAATGGCAGCATTTCAACAAATAGCGCTAAGGGAATTGCCCACTTGGGTAAATGTACTCAAGGCCGATGGAGCGAGCAAAGAGGAAATGCTAGCCGATCTCGAACTTATTGACGATTTGCTAGTGCTTCAAAAATCCAAGTCGCTGCTGAACAGAAAAAAGAACCTAAAGGCACAGCTGGAGGCACGAATAGGTTTGTCGCTGGGCCATAAGCCTGCAAGCTTGAATAGGAGGTAGTATGGAACTAGCCAATGCCCGTTACATCCTATTCCTGATCGACTCGAAAATTAAGGAACACGACGGCAAGATATTCTGCTCGCTAAAGGAAGCCAGGGAGTACGCCAAGGATACCATTAACGAGAAGTATGCCGACAAGGCAGTAGTAGGAATGTTTGTGTGGGACAGTGAGCGAAGAGAACTGCCAATTACAATGGTTGAAACCATAGGGTTTCAAGGCGATAAAAAGGATCCACTTCAATTGAGATTATTTGAACCAACACGATTATGAAAATTTTACACCTTACACTCAAAAAGAAATGGTATGACATGATACTTAGTGGCGAAAAATTGGAGGAATATCGAGAAACCAAAGAGTATTGGAGCACCCGACTAAGAAACAAACAGTTTGATATTATCCGTTTTCGCAACGGGTACAAAGCCAATGCACCTTCGATGGATGTAGAATTTAAAGGTGTAAAATTTGGTGAAGCCAAAGGGAGTTGGTCAGACAACGCAGAAGGAATATTTTATGTAATATCGTTGGGTAAGGTTATGAATGCAAAGAGCGGCGAGAGCGTGAAGCCTTTGCGTAAGCCTATGTTTTGCGAATGTCATAAACCTTTTGCAAGAAAGATGCCTAATGGGGAGTTAATTTGTGATTACTGTAAAAACCCCAAGAAAAAGCAAACTGGACGCTAACGTTATCGGGGTTGGGCTTCGTTGCCCCCTGATTAAAACAACTAATTATCAACTTAATAATACCAATGATATGGAACAAAACGCTAACCAAACTGATGCACGGGGCAATAAGCTTAACCCCTTGTTACCGCCCGTTTTTAATACTATTAACTTTGAGCGGGAAAAAGTAGCAACTTATGCTAGAATTTCAAAAGAGATGCTAACCGATTTAAAAATGAAAGTTGAGCAATCAGATGATGATTTTATTTATGATTTACTTCACGCTCAACTTGTAGGTTATATTTATTCAAATATGTCGGAAGAGAGAGATTTAGTTTACTGGTGCAAACGACCAACATTTTTTGAGTGGTTGTTTAGGAAAAGTAAAAAAGTAGTATTTAAATTACAAGTCAAAGATATATTGTTAAATCCACCAAAAGATAAAAATACTGCAAGAATATATCAAGTCGAATATCCGTCTTAAAATTGGCGGTAACTAAGGGGTGGGTATGTTTTTTAACGGCAAAATAATAGTTAAGATTATGAGCAACAGAATTGTAAGGCGAATAAGGTTTGATAAAAAGCAACTCGAGGCTATTGCTAAGCTACGAATAGCCTCGGTTGATGCTTTTACCAGGGTTGCCGTTTACGAAAAATTGGAGAGGGATTTTAAGCTAAAAGTAAACCCCGCATAAGCGGGGTAGGTTTGGCGGGAAAGGCAGTAGGGGTACTGCAAAATTAAACCAAACCTATAAATATGGCATACAACAGGAGAAATATTTTAAAACGAATTATTGACATTCAGAACCTAACCCTTGAGCAAACTGCCAGGGGAGTAACGCAGGAGTGGGTTTTCAATAATATTATATTTCCAACGTATCGCATTTCGCGATCGTGCTACTACTCTTACCTTAGCCAAAATGCCAAGGCACAGCTTAAAAAACTCGATGAAATTACCTCAAGCCAAATGAACCTATTTTAAATTTTATTAAATTTGTTTTTAAAAATAAGCCATGAACGACACATTAAGAATAGTAGTTAGGGCCTTTTTAATACTGGCAGCATTTTTGGTAATTATTTACTTTATCCTAACAAACATTGGTGAGCCTAATTTTATTAGCATTTATCCCTATGTTGAAAAATTTGAGTGCGAAAATTCGGGCACTAAAATTTATTATAGAGTAACAAATACTAGCTTGGAGAGGATTTCAAGTTTTACCCTTCATGTTATTGTAACCGATAAGTACACGGGTAAAAGCGATTACTACGAGTTAGAAAACAGGGCAGGAATACTAGCCAAAGAAACCCTTAGCGACTTTGCAATAGTTGGTCGCTACGATTGTAGCAAAATTAGCATTGAAATGCGCTCCACTCCGTTTTAAAAGCCCCGCCAAAAGGCGGTTTTTTTATTCCATTTCTACAACCAACTTATCGCCATCGAGCTTAAGCATCGGCCTTTGCGCCGAAAAGTCTTTTACCGTTACCCTGTAAACCTCAAGGTGCGCAATAATATCGTCGTGATCGTGGTCCTGCGTACTGCCTATACGGGTAAAGCTGCCCATATAACCTGTTTCGGTTCCCCAGCCTGTTACTAAGGCATGCACTGCATCAATGGCTCGCAAATGCTTAAGGTAGGTGCTTTGCTCGCTGTTTCCGTCACGGCTGCTGGCATTGGTTTTAGAACCAATATGTAGCGTTATTACCGCATCGGTAACCTGAACGCCTCCACCCACCGATCGCCATTGAATGGGCATAAATTCAATAAAAATGCAGGGGAATAAAAATGGCTTTTCGGTTGCCAGGTTGGCCCATTGATTGTTCCAAAGGTCGATGGTTTTAATAACCCTCTCTCCGCTTGGCAGGCAAAGTTTCGCAATACGTGCGCTAATGTCGGTGTACATTTTTTCAAAAATGCCAGCCGCTTTTAAATCGTTTTTAACCATAGTTTAAAGTGTATTAAATTTCAAATATTTTGTCGACTGCCGCAGCCATTGCAGCATCGATTTTTAAGTTAAGAACTTCACTCTCGCCCATGAACTGGCGCTGTGGAAGGTTCATTTTTCGCTTATGCGCTCTAACTCCATAGCTACCCGTGGCCTGTTTTCTTTTTCCCGATTTTTGGTACTTCCTTCGCTTATGCGATTTAACGGTTACCGTTTCGCTTACACCGGTGTTGTGCGCTGCTGCGTAGGGTAAATTAGTGCCAATTTCGGTAAGCCTCCAGCTTACTAAAAGTTTACGAATGGAGTTGCGCAGGTGCCCACGCTTAACCAGTATTGCGCCGCCTGGTCGACTTCCATTTTTACGCCCCGCCCATTTGGTAAGTCCCTTATCGCGCCATCCCTGTCGACGGAAGCTATCCTTAAAAAAGTTGAGCGCAGTTGTTGCCAGAACATCAGGAATTGAAGCCTTGGCCTCGGTTAGGTTGATAACTATTTTAGAAAAATCGTAATCCCTGCCTTTATATTGAAATGTCCTTGCCATACTATTGCTTTTTGTTAAATGTTGCCATATATTTGTATTCTAATTCCCAGCCTGCGGGTTGGGGTAACCCAAAAGCGGAAGTAACTTCGGTTATTTTCGCTTTTTAACTTTAATGTCATTTTTCCTAACAATTACTAACTCCTCTAAATTTTTATTGGCATTAAATTGGCCCTTTGCAAACCTTTCAATGTATGCATCGGTTGCGTTGAATGATGGCTTAATAACACAAATACTCGCTTTTTTTGAAGCCTCGGCCACCTTTTTTGCAATATTTCGCTGGCTTGCGCTTTTAAATTCGGCAATTTTACCATTAAGCATCGCTGTTGGGCACTTACTTGCCTCGCTTTCGGCCCAATTACCATAGTGCGCCAGCCTTGCTGCCTTGTCGTTTTCGTTAATTTTAGGCAAAAGTTTTACTTGTTTATAGCCACCATTTTTAAGCGCTGCAGCCATTGCCCTATTCTTATCCCTTACGTCAGCACTTTCGCCCTGAACAAGGGCGTGCTCCTCAATGGTTGCCCCATTAACCTTTATTGTTCGGTAGGTGTTGGCCGGGGGTAAGTATACCATAGACTTTTTAAGCACTTCTTTAGGCACATCGTTATAGTAGGGGTGATTTTTTGGAAACATCAGCCCTTGTTTTGCCAGGTTTGTACGGAATAGGCTTGGAACTTCTGGGTAAACAATGGCACCGTCGGGTGTTTCGCGCGAACCACCAGTTTGTGTTGTGGTGCAACGGCAATTCCATCCGTTTGGTGGGTAGTAGTTGCTCCAAAAGTTATCGTCAATTCGCTTCACGGTGCCATCCAGAGCAGCGTGGCTATCCCTTACCAGGCTATCACCAACGGTGCTATAGCGCAGGAACGGCATTGCTTTAGACGTGCGTGTGTAATCGGTCCACTTTGCAGCGTTTAGCGATCCACTAATGGCCGTGGAGTACTCGCTTTCAAGCCAATTCTCGTTGAACTGTAAAAAATTCTTTTCAGCAACCTCTCTAAATTCGATGAATGAAAGCAACTCGCCCGAATCGTTGGTAAGGGCATCGGTTAGCAGGCGCATTTCCTGGTAATTTTTAGCCGCCGAAAATTGGTAAACGTTAGTCTCCAGGCTTGCGAGCATTTCAAAGTCGGGGCTATCAACACTAAGATCTTTAAAATCGTTTTTAAAGCCCTTTTTAAGCCCTTTTTTCAACTCGGTTGCTGTGGCATCAATTATATCGGGGTCAATATCCTTTGTGCCACCCGCAGCGTAAACACGCGCAATGAACGAATCCATTAGAGGCGACAGTGTGTGCTTTGCTGCCCCGGCCAACTTTACACCGCCACAGCATTCGCAGGTGGTGTAAGTTTTGGCAATGTTGGCTAACTCAACTTTTTTTTTTCGGCGCTGAATTGCACCGGTTGCCTCTCCTTTTTGCCAAGGATCTTAATGCCATACTTGTCTTCGAAGTACTTGGGGTCTACCTCGTAGTGCTCGAGCAGCATTTTTTCATTAGTTGATTGCTGCTCTGGTGTGTAATCAATGGCATAATCCCAGTCGAATATGTCGTTTTCGCCGAATGCAAATCCAAGGTTTCTGAGCTTGGGCAGCAGGTCGTTGTTTATTACGTCCTTCACATTATCGGCCTGTGCATCAACCACTGCTTGGAACATATTTTCGTGCACTTTGCTTTGGCTAAGGCTCGCCCCGTTATCCATGGTCATTGTAACGGTGAGAATTTCTTTGGCAATTTCGCTATTTGCACGCTCAATGCGCCTGTCGTAAACATTATATGCATCGCCCCGGCTGCTCTCCTTAATTTCAATTTCGGTGCCCATGGGGAGCAAAGCATATGCTGCAGTGCCCATATCGGCAAGCATCCTTTCAATGCGGGAGTTGTCGCGGGGGTTGGTGCTACTGGTGCGTCCAATTCGTATGGGCATCCCAAACAGCTCTCCAAACTGATCCCAAAAGGCCATCATATTCTTTTTACTTATTGCGTGTGGTGCGAGCTTAAGGAATAAGCCTAACTCCTTTGGACCACCAACCTCAAGCACCCAATCGGCAATTTTACCCTCTCGGTAAGGTATGCCAGATTTAAATTCGTCGGATGGATCGCGAAGGATAACCCCAAATTCTGGACACACGTGGTTACGCGGCACTAGCTCAACGCCAGTTAACTTTTTTTTGTTGCCAACTGTAAGCACGTCCCCCAGCTGAATAAGTGAGTGACCCCAATACCTGGTATCGAGGATGAGCTTAATAATGTCCTTGAACCACTTTGCCTGCAGCAACTCGGTTAACTCGGGCTTATCCTTTTTGGATTTTGCATCCTGTATTCTGAATGATCGGCCAAGAACTGTATTTTTTATTTGCTCGGTTGCACCTGTAATTTGCCCGTCAATGTCTACGTCAGTATACACGTTGAGCAGTTCGCCTCTCCTGGGATTTTCCACGTCAATAGCGGTTTGCCAAGCCTGTCGCCACTTTCGAATATCCTTTTGGGTTAGCCTTTGAGTAATTTGAGCAAGCTCAATTACCATTTTCTTTTTGTCGCGGTCGGCGAGCTCAACCCCGCTGGAGGAGCTAACCACGTTTATTGCTTTTCCGTGTTGGTCGTATAGCATGGCTTAGTACATTGATTTATTGTCGGTGTTTCCAAAGCGAATAGTGTCGTACATCTCAGGGTTTTGCGAAGGGTCGGTACCACCCTCCTCAGGGTCGTCGATGCTAGGAATGCCCGGATCGCTTTTTCCGTCGCGCACATCCTTTAACCAAGCTATGGCAGCATCGTATCGCTCCTTTTTGGTTTCAAGGCCCATTCGGGGAGCAAGCATGGAGTAAAGATGGTAAAGGGTAAGATCTATTAGTATTAGAACTATATAATTATTCCTGGCATCACCAGTTTTTGCGAACTCCAGGTTAATTCTGTAGCGAACGCGCATGTAGCTTCGCACCTCGTCCATTGCCATTTTAAGGGCACGCTCACGCTTACTAGCGTTCGAGCTGGTAACCACGTCAATGTCGTCCTGGTCGGCTAGCGTGGTAAAGTCGATTTCTTCTATATACATGCTTCCTTATCTTTAGGTAGTAACTTGGTTATGTAAATGGCTTTTTCCTCAATTTCGCTGATTGTTGTGCCACTTTTAAAGGTGCCTTTTGCTATCCACTTTTTAATTTGTTGCTTTGGCAAAACCCTAATCCTGCCCTTAAACCGAATGATGTAATAACGATAGCCGGTTAGCCGCCTAAGCTCTTCGGCCTTTTTTATAAGTTTACCAATTTTTCGGTTGTACAACTTAATTTTTAAGCCTACAAAAAAGTTCGAAATACCTTTAAAAAATGCAACCAATGCGTTGCCTAAAATTCCATAATCTGCTTGCATTACCAGCGAGAGTTTATTTGTGAACGGCGCCCAATTACAGGGTTGAACGCCATGACCCTATCTAAGTGTACCAAATCGGAAATAGCTTGTTCGTCGGCATCGGGTGCATCGTCGTGCGTGCGATAGCCTGGTTCTATTCCCATAAGTTGCGCCATTCCAACCTGCATGTCGTTACTGGCTTTTTCGCGCTCGTTCCAGAAAATGCGTCCATTCTGGTAGTAAGGATGCATTCGCAAAAGCCTGTCGAGCTTTTTGCCCGTTGGGCTTTCCATTATTGCCAGGTTCAACTGTCGGCCCACTTCTTTTTCAACGTGTGCAATGGCTTCGCGCAATGGATCGTTCCAAAACTGGCTTTCAACCCTCCAGTGTACAATTGCACTAGCCGGCAGGGCAATGTCGAATTCGTGCATCCACTTTATGGCATCGTTCATTTTGCACTGCCGAACAAACGATTTTAGCAGCCAAAACTTATGGTCCTTAAGCCCCCAAACCCGAACGGCATTGTAGTCGTTGTTACCGGAGTAACCGGGATCCCAACGGCCTATTATTATTTCGAAGCTGTCAATCCTATCGGGAGTGGCCCATTGTATCATTTCGGTGGTAAAAATTTTACCTTCAACAAAAGGTACGTTGTTATACTCCGCCTCAAGGGCAATTGTGCCAATTTCGTCTTCAACTTGGATGTAGTAATCCTTAGGGTACTTTTCGCGCCACCTGGGCAACCTTTCAGCACCTGGGCAGGCATCCACTTGGTGCAGCTTCCAATTCGGGTGGCGCTTACGTAGCTCCTCCTGAATGGTACGAGGCGCAAAGTTGTTGTTGGCATTTATAAACCGACGAACAGGGCCATCCATACTCGGAATAACAGCACGCTCGAGCCATTGAACTATTTCATCCTGTTTTCGAGGATTACGAACAGTGTCCTTGTCCTCAAGGTCGTCGGCTGTTATATAGTTAGGTCGTTGAGCCCCTTCGCGAAGCCCTCGGGTGTCCTGCCCAACGCCAATGGCTTTAGCAATAAATCGCTCCCGGCAGCTAAACCCACCCTTTGCCCATTGCCCAGGCGTAACCTGGTTGCCAAAGTCGTGGCGCAAGCGGTGGTTGTTGGCAAATTCGGCCTGCACGTCGTTAAGAAGAATTTCGGCTTTGTCCTCGTTGTTGCCAATGATAACCATATATACAGTTTCCCCATTAATCCACAGCCAAAGCGGAAGAATGGTGTTGCAAATAACCGATTTTGCCAAACCCCTTCCCCATCGCACAACAACCTTTGCCGTTGGCTTGGCCTTAACGTAGCGTGCTAGTGAAATGTGAAAGTCGGGAGCCTTTGCCGTTGCATAGTGAGGAAAATAGTGCTCCACAAAAAATGAGTAATCGGTTTTTGCTCTCGAAATTCTTTCGGATTTTTCGTTAGGCGTTTCGGAAAAGTTAACCCCCGTTGCATTTTGAACGTTCGCGCAGTGCTTGCGCCACGATTTTAGGGCCTGCAATTCGTTGTTGTAGCTCATCGCCTAGCTTTTTCCTGAACGTATTGATCCTGGTATTTATTAATGGCCTTAAGAAGCTCCGATGTTATGTCCTTGTCGAGTCCTTGCCTAAGCGATAGCCACATATGGAAATCCTCAAAAACCTCAATGGCATCCACAACGTTGGCCTTCTTGTCGAGCCTTTCGATGGTAGACGATAGCTTGCTAAGCTTGTCGCCGAGGCCATCCAACGCATTCTCGTCGCCAGCTGCTTGGTTCTCGAGCATTTGGTCGATTACCTTAGAGATACTAACCAAAATTTTATTAACCACTTCGGGCCTTGTGATATTGCGGGCGGATCTTATGGCCTCCCAACCGCCATCCTTAACCCATCGATTAACTGTTACCGGGCTTATGCTTAGCCTTTCGGCAATAACTTTTTGCAGGGTACCGGTAATGTAAAGCGTTTTTGCAACAGCTTTTAAGTCGTCTTTTGAATTTCTGGCCGCCATTATTCGTAATTATTTACAGCAAAGTAACCCCCTAAGGGTGTTATGTGAAAGTTTTAAGCCTTGCCTTGGATTAAGTGTTTTTAGGGTTGGACTAATGTTTTGCTGGACATCAGTTTAGGCTCAACTTTGCTTCGAATGATTGCGCGAAAAAACGCTTAACAACTAACGCTAAAACTATGTAAATGCCACGGACAGTAACCATTTCAACATCGAAGCTGAATAGCTATGGCTTTAGAATGCTAACCGAGGGTGCCGATTTGAAGCAATTCGAAAAGAATCCCATTCTTTTATTTATGCACAACCGCCCGTGGCGAGGCACCCAGGATGAAATTCTTGCCCTAGGCAGAGTTGAGAACATTAGAATTGAAAACGATGCCATTTTAGGCGATTTGGTTTTCGACCAAAACGATCCATTTGCTAAAAAAATTGAGGCCAAATGGGATGCTGGTATTTATAAAATGGTATCGGCTGGTGCTACACCCATTGAACTTAGCGACGACCCAAAGCATCTTTTACCTGGACAAACCAGGCGCACGGTTACCAAATGGAAACTCGAGGAGGTGTCGGTGGTTGACATAGCTGCCAACGACGATGCCATTGCGCTTAAGTCGCCTAAAGGCGATTACATCACACTAAAGGAAGGCGAATGCCCCGATTTTATACCAACAATCACCAATAAAAATGAGAAAAAAATGGAGAAAATCCTGTTAGCGCTTGGCCTTGGAAAAGATGCAACCGAGGATCAGGCCGTTGCTGCCATTCAGGCGCAACAATCCGAGCATCAAACTTTAAAGTTAACCCTAAAGGCTGAAGGCGAAAAAGCCATCACCCTTGCCGTTGATTCGGCCATTCGCGAAAAGCGAATTAAAGAGGAGCAAAAAACCCACTTCCTTGAGCTTGGCGGCAAGGTTGGTATCGATTTGCTCAGCAAAACTCTTGAGAATATTGAGCCCGCCATTAAGCCTACCGAAATTATTGCTGGCAAAGGTGGCAAAGCTCCCATTAACCTTTCCGAAAAGAAGTGGGCAGATCTCACCGCTGAAGAGCGTGTTCACCTTCGTAACGAGGATAAGCCAAACTACATCAAGCTGTTCAACGCTGAGTATGGCTATGATCCTAAAATGGACTAGTTAACCAATTTTAAAAACCAATTAATCCTTAAAAAATGAAACTATTTAAAGTATCGAGTTTGTTAATCAGCCTAATTATTGGCCTGCTCATTGCGGGACCATTTGGCGCAATTGCCGGGGTGGGCTTTAGCCTTATTCCCAAGGGCGAAACTGGGCTTATGGCCGACCTATTCCCAGAGGTATGGACAGGTGAAATGGTGAAGAAATTCCGCCACGACGATGCCGCTACCTTTTTAGCAAAGGTCCCAAGCTACGACCAGTATGCAATGAACGATGTAATTCACCTGGTGGACGTGGGAGCCGATCCCGACGTGTTGGTAAATAACACCACCTACCCAATCGACGTTCAGAACTTGGGTGACCAGGATATTGCCATTAGCCTTAATAAATTTCAAACCAAGGCCACGCGAGTTACCGACGATGAGCTGGATGCCATTACCTACGATAAAATGGCAAGTGTACTCGAGCGCCACAGGGCTGTAATTACCGAGACTAAACACGACATGTCAATTCACGCCTTTGGGCCAGCAAGCAATACTGCAGCTACGCCAGTGGTAACCACAACCGGTGGAGCTGACGGAAGCCGAAGGATGCTAACCAGGAAAGATCTAATTGCCCTTAAAAAGAAGTTCGACGCGCAAAAAATACCCAATACAGGTAGAATACTAGTGCTTTGCAACGATCACGTAAACGACCTATTGCTTTTCGATCAGAATTTTGCCGAGCAGTACTACAACTATACTTCGGGCAAAATTGCCAATATGTACAGCTTTGAAGTGCATAGCTACCCAAATAACCCTTACTACGACGGTGTTCTTTTCACCAAGAAGGCATTTGGTTCGGTACCTGGCGACGAAGACTTTCAGGCATCGGTAGCATTCTATGCCCCACGTATGTTCAAAGCAGCTGGTACTACTAAAACATACATGAGCAAGGCAGCCGACAATCCCACCACCCAGGAAAACTTAATGAACTTCAGGCACTATTTCATTGCACTTCCTAAAAAAGCCGAAGCCTATGGTGCCATTGTTAGCACATACGTTGACATAGCAACGCTTAGCGACAACACCAACATTAAGGATAAGTCTTCGGGTGCTGTTGTAACCGCCATTGGTGTTGAAACAATTACTGTTGTGGCAACAACTACTGCAGCTGGAATAATTGCAGCCGTTGAGCCTACCGATAGCAGCGTTCAAACCTATGCTGTAACCGCATCGAATGGTACTCCTAAAACAGGTGCAACTGCTCTTGTAACTGGCGATAAACTTGTGGTAACAGCCGAGAATGGCGTTCAAACGAATACTTACGCCATCACCGTTGCCGCTGGGTAATAAATAGAATAAACAAACCAATTGGTTAGGCGGCCATATGGTCGCCTAACCTTAAAAAACCCACCAATGAGCAAGAGCATTCAATACTTAATTATACACTGCACCGACACACCTCCAAACAGGCCAGTTAGCAGCAACGACATTAAGCGTTGGCACACCTCACCTCCTCCAATGGGAAGGGGCTGGAAGCAAATAGGCTACCGGGGAATGTTTCACCAGGACGGAACCTATGAAAAGCTCATTGACTACAACATCGACGGCATTATTGATGCTTGGGAGATAACCAATGGCGTTGCAGGCATTAATGGAGTAAGTGCTCACGTTGTTTATGTTGGAGGAAAAGCAGGCGACAGCCGAACTGCCGAACAAAAGGAGTCAATGCGCAGGTATGTTATCAATTTCATACAGCAGCAGCCAAATGTAAAGGTTGCTGGGCATAACCAGTTCGACAAGAATAAGGCTTGCCCTTCATTTAACGTGCCGTTGTGGCTTAGATCCATAGGCGTTAACGAAAAAAACATTTACAATGGGTGAAATAATTTTTGCAATTCTTAGCTCGGGTACCATTACTGGCCTTGTTGGATGGATTTTAGCCAGAAGGAAAAATATGGCAGATGCTCAAAAAAGTGAACTCGATGTTGTTGAGCAGGCCATTGGAATTTGGCGCGAAATGACAGAGGAGTTTAAAAAAGAGATTGACGCCCTAAGGGCTGAAAATGCACTCCTTCGCAAGGAAATAACAAACCTAAGGTGTACTAACCAAAAAATAGTTAAGGCCCTTGAGCGTATTAATGCCGAGAACTTGGATCAAGTTGTAACCGAACTTAAAGCAAAATTAAATGAAGCTTAAAATTGCAATAATTATAGGGCTATTCCTTTTACTTTCTGGCTGCATTCGCAGACAAGTAATTGAGGTACCTGTAAAGGACTCAACTGCCATTATGGTGGTTAAGGAAATTGAGATAAAAGAGATTGCCCTACCTGCTGATAGTGCGGTTTTTGAAGCTCTTTTTAAATGCGACAGCTTGGGGCAGGCTTATTTGGCAGAACTGACCAACCTTCAAGGGGAGCGTGTAAAGCAAAGCGCCAGCATTAATGGCGGAAAAATAACCGTAAGAGCCAACGATAATGCAACTAAAAGGGTTGAGCGATATGCCCGAGACTCGACTTTTGCTCAAATAAAAGAGGTGCCAGTTTACATTGAGGTTCCTGTTACCACCAACATACTTACCAGGCTACAAAAAGCTCAGGTTTATTTGGGCAGAATACTTTTACTACTTGTTGCAATTATTGCAGTAATTAAGTTTAACCCAATAAAATTTCGAAATGCAGAAAAACATTAAAATTCAGGCGGCAAAGCTATTTGCAAAGAACCCAGGTTACAAGCAGCTATATGCCTTTGCCGACGGCAACATATTTTCCAACGAAAATTTTGCCAAATCGCACCAGCTGCACTCTAAAATGCAGTATGTAGTTTTTAGGCCAACTGATGTTTCGATAGTTGAGCCAGAAAAACCAACGAAAACCGACAAAAAAAAGTCGGAGACAGCTTCACCATCAAATGGCCAAATTAAAACCATGGAGGATCAACTCCTTGAGATGGATTTAACAAAACCCGATGGTAAGATGTATAAAACCTACAAGGCTCTTGCAGATGGCCTAGGAGTAAAGCGCGAAAACAACAAGTTGGAAACAATACTTGATTCGCTGGTTGAAGCACAAAAAAAGCTTACCAATAAAAGCCAAGAATAATGGATAAACTACCTCAAGTTATTACAATTGTCACGGGCGGGAACCTGGGCAGGGCGTTGGCTAATGAGGACGGCGTTGCCGCTCTCATTGCCCACGCCGTAGCCAACGACGATTTTGCCCTTGGTGATGTCCTGGTATTAGGCGAACTTGCCCACGCCGAGGCGAAGGGAATAACCGCCGATTACGACGACACCAACTCAGTGCATCTGCATAGGCATATAGCAGACTTTTATCTCACTGCACCTTCGGGCTCGCCACTTTACGTTTTGCCAGTGGCAAAAACTGTTACTGTGGCTCAAATGGTGGCTAAGGCTGGTACCTTTGCTCCTAAGCTCCTCGAAGCAGCTAATGGCAAAATTAGGCTTCTGGCGATAACCAGCACCGATTCAACTTTTGCCAATGTTCTTGCAGCCATTCCCGATGCTCAAGATCTATACGATTGGGCATTCGATAACTTTATGCCCCTTTCCATACTTTTGGAAGGTCGCGATGCTCCTGCCGACTTATCGACGTTAGCAGATCTTCGCGACGTTGAAGGACCCGATAGCAATCGCGTTAGCGTTGTTATGTGCAACGATGCCGCTATTACCACCGATTCCGATGGCGATGCCACTCTTTACGAAGGTTACGGCGCAGTAGGCTTAGCAATGGGAAGGCTTGCAGCCATTCCAGTTCAGCGCAACATTGGAAGGGTAAAGGATGGCCGCTTGCCAATCACTAAGCCTGCGCTCTCCAATGGCGATTTAATTGACGACCTAAGCCTTGCAACCCTCGATGGAATTAACGGCAAGGGTTACATTTTTATGCGCAACCACGTTGGTAAAGCCGGAGCGTTTTTCAACGGCGACCATACCACTTGCCCAATTAACAGCGACTTTAGTTCGGTTGCACGGGGCAGGGTAATCGACAAGGCCGTTCGCATAGTTCGCCAGGTGTATGTGGAGGAGCTGCTCGACGATATTGACATTGACCCTGACACTGGCCGTATGAGCGCCGATGTTATTACATCGTACCAACAGGCGTGCGACGGGGCAATATTGGTTAATATGCTTGCCAATGGCGAAGCCAGTGGTGCAAGAACCTATGTTGATCCTGCACAGGATGTCCTTACCACCGACAAGGTGAAAACTAAGCTTAAAATAGTTCCCAAGGGAACTGTTAAGCAAATTGAAGTTGAACTTGGATTCGCAAAAACACTAGAGTAAAATGATAAACGGAACCGAATACGGGTTTGAGGATATTAAAATATCAACCCTTGGCCGAAGCCTGGTAGGTTTTACGGCCGTAAAGTACGGGGCAACCAAGGAGTACACGAATATTCACGCCAGGGGCAACCGCCCCGTAAAGCGAGGTCGAGGAAAAAAGGATGCCACTCCTGCTAGTTTAACCCTTTTGCAAAGCGAGTTCGAAGCACTTCAGCGAAGCGCTCCACTTGGCACCGATCCAACCGACTGGGCACCTTTTGACATTACTGTTGTTTACGCACCTGTTGGCGGAATTATTACCCGCGACGTTGTGCCCACCTGCCAGGTTACCAGCTACGAAAAAGGAATGAGCACCGAGGATGGCCATATGACCATTGAGCTGGCTCTCATTACCGACATACCATTACTTAATGTTTAACGGTGAGGCGGGGCTTTTGCCCCGCCAAAACCACTAACCCAAAAAAAGCCCAATTCCCATGTTTAAAAAAATCCCTTACGAACAAAACAATTTAACCGAACTCGCTGCCGAGCAGATTGAGGAGGCAAAGCGCCAGTTTGGCGATGTTTACCACATTAAGGTAGACGAAATGCAGTGCTTTATACACAAGCCAACCAGGGCAGTTATCGACCTTGCCATTAGCAGCTCCGCAAAGCGAAGCAGCATGTTCGACGAAACCATTTTGCGCAACTGCTGGCTTGCTGGCAACAAGGAGATGGTTGAAGTTGACGACTACTTTTTTGCGGCACGCGGGCAACTCGACGAGGTGATTAAGTTCAAGACCGCCGAGTTAAAAAAGTTATAGCCGATTGGGAGGTTAATGCCGGTACCTCGCAAATTCGGCTAATTAACGCTCAGCTGCGATACTACTTTAAGGTAGAGCCGGCAACCCTAACCGATAATGAATGGGCAATGATGTTCCAAGATTTGGTTTGGGTTCGCGATATGGAGAGGAAAAATGGTATAGGCGAAAAAATTAAAAAAGCATTTGGGTTGTGAACTTACGCGAATTAAAATATGTTTTAATAGGCGACGACCGACTAAGCGGGAAGTTACGTAATGTTTCGGCTGCAGGAAAAAGCGCAGCCGATTCGTTGCGCAACTCAAGCAACAGGCTCGAGGTCTTTAAGCGTAATTTTCGCCAAGCAGCCGACGAGATTCCAGGCTTTAGCCAGGGCTTACGATTGGCTCGAAATCCAATACTACTTGCTACTGGTGCTGTAGTTGGCCTAGGCGCTGGCCTTAATAAGGCTGCAAAGGAAGCTGCAAAATTCAATACCAATTTCCGCGAGCTTGCAAATCTAAACCTCGATAAGAGTTCGGCTCAAATCGGCTCTATGAAAAATATGGTGCTCCAGTCGGCGCTCGAAAAGGGTTTTGATGCGAGCAAAACATCACGTGGCTTTTACGACGTACAGTCAGTTACTGGAATGTTCGGTGGCCAAGTGGCTAAGGTAGTTGAGCAGCAAGGAGAATTTGCCAACCTTATGCAGGCCGATTTTAATGCCTGGATCGAGGGCACAGGCAAAGCAATGGCAAACTACGGCTTTGGCGCCGAGCAATTACAAGAGTTTAACCGAGCAGCCTATGCCACGGTTAAGGTCGGTTCAATTACTTTCGATCAGTTGGCCAAAGTGCAAAGTGCCTATGCGGGTGCTGCTGCATCGGCTGGGCAAAGCTTTAGCGCTGCCAATAAAATGCTAACGGTTTTTACTATAAAAACTAAAAGTGCCGACGAAGCCGCAACTCTAACAAAGTCTTTATTCAACGACCTCACCAAAAAAACAACCATTGACTCGATGAAAAAAGCTGGTATAAACGTTTTCGATACCAGTGGTAAAATTAAGCAGGCCGACCAGCTGATGCTGGAGTTGAACAAGAAGTTTTCGCAGCTTGGGGGTAGCGACAAGAACATTATTAACCTCAAAAACCAATTTATGGGCAGCGAGGGTTTAATTGCCTTTGTTCAGGCGGCCACCGACCAAAGTGGTGGACTCATTCGCACGCTCAACGATTTCGACTCAACCAAGTTCGGCCTTAACGAGGCATTGGCGTTAGCCAAAAAAGATCTTAATTACATCAACGAACAGTTAAAGAATAAACTGAACGCCAACTTAGTAAAGTTGGGAGAAAATCTAATGCCATTATTTAACAAAGTTACTGGTGTTACTCTTGGTGTTGTGGAGGATTTATCATTCAGACTTGGAAGCAATTCAGCAACACAAGCAGGTGGTGATAAGGCTAAAAAGGAATTTGACTACCTGTTTGAAAATGCAGCATCTTTATCCGATGCTCAGTTTGACGAGGGCATTCAACGAGCGCTGAAGGATAGGTCCTATTTTGAAAAAATGGTTAACGACAATCGAAAAGATAAGGGTTCGCTTTCAAAATGGACAAATGCTCAAGGTTACTACAACTATCACTATGCCGACGAATATATATCGGTTATCGATATGATTCTCCGCGATGCACAAAAAGGAAGAGCACTAGGTGTTAATCCTGTTGGGCTTGGCGGAGCCGTTGGGGGCGATGGTACAACTGGCGACGATTCCATGTCCAAGGGCATCGACTCCATTACTGGAGGTGGTAATCAAATTCGAAACATTACGGTGAATATCACCAAGCTCATCGAAAATCAGAATATAAGTACCACCAACCTTTCCGAGGGTTCGGTACAAATTAAGGAGAAAGTGGAGGAGGCTCTTATTCGCGCTATTGCAGGAACCGAACAAATGCTTGCCAGCTGATGAACGTACTTGGATATAACATATACTACGCCTGGGATCTCTTGGGGCTGTACCGCCAAATATGGGGGCACGTTGGCATTCCATACAGCAAGGTTAGCACCAACGATGCCGGGGGTGAAGTTTCCGAGGGTGGTAGTCAGGTTAAGGCTTGGGATGGCAACTCGCTCGATGGGCTTCAGTTTAGGGAGAGCAGCCTAAAGGGTGGTGCATTTCTTATGCCACTCACTATCGATGGGTATAAATTCCCCATTGAGCCATTGGTTTCGGTTAGCGGCAGCAAGCATATTGTTGAAACAAAGATTACGGGCGTAAAAATGCCCATTGTTGAAGAGGTTGCCATGGAGACCTACAAGGTAACCATTAAGGGTGTTTATATCAACGAAGAGAATGACAACTACCCCTACAGGGAGGTTGCCAGGCTTCCTTGGCTACTCGAAAAGCGCGGGGCGCTTCCGGTGGTTAATGAGTTGCTTCGCGTATTTGGAATTGACTACCTAGTGATTAAAGATATACGCTGCGACGGAATTGAAGGGCACCAAAGTATGCAGTGGTATGTAATAGAAGCCGTGGCTACTCGCCCATTGGAGCTCGAAATAAAGGAGGGTGCGCAATGAGCCTATACTTAACCTGCAGCATCGATATTGGGAAGTACCGTTTTGATGCCGTAAATTCGGTAACCATTACCAATTCGCGCAAGCAAATAGGCAATACCGCTACCATTAAACTTCCCAACAGGTATAGTTCTGATTACTTAACCAATAAAATTGCTGGTGGCAACGAAGTAATTATACGTATTGGTTACAACGGCAACTTGCGCGAGGAATTTGTTGGCTACGTTAGCGATATTGCTTCATCGGCTCCCGTTGAAATTCGTTGCGAGGATGAGATGTACAAGCTTAAAAGGGTAAGGCCACAGGCAAAGAGTTACGAATCAACCACGCTTAAGGATGTACTTAGGTATCTTGTTCCCGACATTACCCTGGTCGATATTCCCGATGTAACCCTTAGCCCATTTTACATATATGCCGACAAGTCCGTTGCAGCAGCACTTCAGGAGCTACGCGAAAATTTTGGGCTTGAGCTCAATTTTAAAGGGAAAAGCCTTTTTTGTGGTGTTCCCCTCACCGAAAAGGATGCAGCCAAAAGCGAAGTTGTTATTTACGACCTCGACCGGAATGTTATAGATCCACGCTTAAATTTTCGCCGAGCCGACGATGTAAGGCTTAGGGTACAAGCCAAGAGCATTACTGCCGACAATAAGGTGATAACCGTAGAGGTTGGCGACGACGATGCTTCAACTACCACCACGCTGCATTTTTATAACATTACAGTTAAAGCAGAACTCACCAGGCAGGCAGAGGAAAAACTTAAGGTAATGAAGTACTCGGGCTTCGAGGGCGACATTACAACCTTTGGCATCCCTTACGTTGAGCCTGGAATGATTGCAAAAATTATCGATAAGCGTTACGACAATCTTCGTGAAGGAAAATACTTTATCGATTCGGTTAATACCACCTTCGATATGAATGGTTTTCGCCGAAATGTAAAGATTGGAAGGAGGGCAGGATGACAGATAGGTTACGACAGGTATTGGTGCAACTCATACGCGACAACGTTCCGCGCCAGGTAACGGTATGCGAAGTTCTTTCGGTTGACGAAGCAACCTTAACCTGTAAGGTTAAGGAATTGGAAAGCGACCAGGAACTTTTTCAAGTGCGTTTAAACGCAGCTTCAACCGAATTTAATACTGTTTTAATTCCAAAGGTTGGCAGCGTGGTTTTGGTTTCCCTTATTGGTAATAATAGGCAGGCTCGCTACGTAACCATGGTTAGCGAATGCAGCAAAATATACCTGATGGGCGATGAAAATGGCGCCCTACCGGTTAGCATCAAAATAGTTGAAAGGCTTAACCTGGTGGAGAATAAAGTAAACGACCTACTATCCGCCATTACAGGATGGGTGCCAGTTCCGAACGATGGAGGGGCTGCTCTTTTAACAGTTCTTACCGATTGGCTTCAAAAAAAGCTTGTGGAAACAACAGTTGAGAATATTCATAACGATAAAATATATCACTAATGGCGCGATTGGGCTTACAGCTTACCGAGGATTTTGACGTAAATATTTTTGTTCGCAAGGATGTTAATGGCAAAATAGTGTCGGGAATTACCATTGCTGATGCAACCTATCAGAACCAAAGCCTGCTTCTTTTAACGCAAAAAGGCGAATGGAAGGAGAAGCCCTTGGTTGGCGTTGGGCTTAATAATTACCTGTTGGACGATGGTAGCACCGATGAGTTGTTCAGGGAGGTTGCCAGCCAGTTTACAGCCGATGGAATGAGAGTTCTTTCGGTAGCACTGCAGGATGGAAAACTTTATGTTGATGCAAATTATGAGGCAGATTCGAGTTTTAGGTAATCAGTCCTTATTGGACATAGCCACTATGCACTGCGGCTTGGCCGATATGGCATACGACATAGCCCTAATGAATGGCCTTGGAGTTGATGCTAGAATTAACGAGGGCGATATGCTTTCGGTTCCAGCGGTTGCCAATAGATCGGTAGTCGATTTTTATTTAAAAATGGGCATTGCTCCAGCAACCGAGGTTTCAATAGTTAAGGAGCAGGAGTATTCTTTAGGGACATTCGATTTCACGTTTGACAATACATTTTACTAGTATGGCACGATCAATAAATTCAATATCGCAATCGATTAAAGCCGATTTTGTTGCTAACCCAACCATTGCTGCTGCTTATGAGCTGGACCAGTCGAAGAGCTTCGACGACCAGTTTTCGAATGTGAGCATCGAAGGACTGCTAATTTATGTGGTTGCAACGGCCATATATTTAATCGAAAGGACCATCGATACATTTACTCAAGAAATAAACCAGCGAATAATTAACGATGCCGTTTGCTCAATTCCCTGGTATGTGAATAAGGTGCTAAACTATCAGCACGGCCATCCATTAGTTTTTATCCCTCAAAGCTACTCCTTTGGCTATGAAATTGAAAATAACGAGGCAAAAATAGTGAAGTATGCAGCCGTTCGACAGATTGAAGGCACTGTTACTAAGCTTCAAATACTAACTAATAAAGAAGGGAAGGTTCCGCTTACGTCCGACGAGCACTTGGCCTTTCAGGCCTACGTAAGGCAAATAGGTGCAGCGGGCATACATTACGACTTTATTACTGCACTACCCACCGATGTTAGAATTACTGCACAAATAATATACGACCCGTTGCTGCTCAATGGTAGCGGGTTGCTCCACGGAACCACAACCAACACCGTTAATGAGGCTCTTTTAAACTACATCAACAACGTGGCCTTTGGGGGGGTTATATTAAAATCGAAGCTGGTGGATGCCATACAATCGGCTCTTGGGGTTTACGACCTGAACCTTGAGCTGCTTGAACTTTACATTGACGAGGCGTGGGAAGAGGTGGAGGGGCTTGAGGGCATTTCCCCTTCAGGTTCGTTTTTGCTTACAGTCGATAATTTAGACCTATCATTCAGTCCAAAGGTATGAACTGGGGGAGATACATAGCGCTTTTAATTCCCATAAGGCTTCGCCAGCGAAGGTTGGTTGAGCTCATAAAGGTTCTTTTGGGCCAACTTATGGTTATTGGCTATAATTTAAACAGCCAAATTGAGTATTTGCGCTTAAAAAAATGCACTACCTGGCAAACGCTATGGCTTCAAAAAATTGTTGAATACGAACTAAATGTGCTATGCAGCATTAGCGAGCTTAACGGGTTGCCCTTCGATTTTATTGTTACAACAAATCTTCCTGTTGACGAGCAAAGGCTTGCAGCCATTGTCAATAGGTATAAGCTTCCGGGTAGGTCGTTTACGCTTTCACAAGCCGATGTTGTTTTTTCGGCCAAATGGGCCGATCATGTATGCGAACTCGATGGCACTGTGGTATACTCGGCCAAATGGGCCGATCATGTTTGCGAACAAGTTTTAGGTGGTTAATTAAAATTGATATATGGCTGATTATTCAAATACTGGGTACCAAAGGGCCAAAACCCTTAATATCGAAAAAAGGGTAGGTGGGGTTATGGCCGTGGGCTATCCCAAGTCCTTTAGCATTTTAAACCCTTTTACGGTTTCTGGAGTAAGCTATGGGTTGCTTCGGGAGGATTCAACCTATAAGGAATTTTCGAGGCTTTCGTTGGCCCAATACAATGCCAGGCTGGCTGCATTTAAGCTTTACGTTGAACAGGCCGAAATTGGCCTTAATGTCGATGCCGTAACCGTTTCGGGCCACGAGGCCTACACTCTTAATCTTGACAATTGTCCACTTGATATGCCTTAAACTATGGAAAAATCAGAACTAACCAATGCTGCGCAGCAGATAATTGACGAAACAGCCCAGGGTGGTAATACCAAGCTAAGGGTTGGTAGCTTGTTCAAGAATATAATCGACTACTTTCACAGCAAGTCAACAACCCTTACTGGTGCCAATGGCTCCATAATAAATACCAACCTTAGCATTAACGATGTGTTTAAATCCATAGCAATCGTCAACAAAGAGATGAATTGCTACATTGAGGGTACAGCCATTGAAATTGAAGCCATTGATACAACGGCAAAAACCATTACCCTAAGCTGGGTGCCTCACATTCCTTCCATTATTAACCCAGAGGTTGGTAAGCAATGGGTAGTAGGCGAAGGAACGGGAGCTGAGCCATCGCGAAATGGTCAAAACCACGCTTACGTTAGAATTACTGGCGGAAGTTTTGCCACAAGGGTTTTAACCTACGACATATCGCGCGACACTCCATCGCTAGCGGTTGGCAGCAGGGTTTATTTTTACAACATACACGCCAATGGCTGGGCCTTTAACCAGGGGCTTGCCCAACATCTTATTCTTCGTAAAGCGGGCACTTACTACAGCCGAATGACTGGACCAGGAGGCATATACAAGCACAGCGATGGCAAGTATAGAATGGTTGTAAATGGCTACGACGGCACCACCTGGCGGGTTGGGCTTTTCCAGTCCGACAACCTGGCAACCTGGACCTCCGTTAGCGACACTCCTGCCGTTGGTGAAGCGGCTGGCACATGGCGCCCGCAAGGAATACACATAACCTCTGTTATTAAGCACCCCACCGAGAATAGGTATATTGGCTATGCATATGGCCAAGGGGGAACCCCGTTTATGATGCGGATAGGTTGGGTAAAGTTCGACGAGAATATGCAGAATATTGAATTTTCGCCCACCGAAATAATCGATGTTGAAGACACAAGTTCGGGGCTATATGAGCCTTCAGTTATTTTTTACAATGGAAAGTACCGAATGGTAGTTGCGGCAAGAACCAATGTACTACCCGACGATGGTTGGCAGATGTGGGAATATGAATCGCTAACCCCCGAAGGTCCTTGGGTAAAAATCACAAGCACTATCGACACAACCAGCACTGCCATAAGAAATGTAAAGTCGAACTTTCGCAATGGTCACTCCACCGAAACCTGCCCTTTTATATTTAACGGAAAGTTGTATATGATTATTTGCGGCACTAGCCGTTGGAACTGGTCGGGCAATAGAGGTAGCAGGCAATTTGGTATATTAGCCTACAACGACTCCGAGTCGCGGTGGGAAAACTACGCCCCAGGAATAGTAATGGGGTCGTATCAATTCTCCAATACCGTATGGAACAGGCCCGAGGGCCACACAGGAGGTTCGCCAGTGATATTCAACACCGGCGACAAACTCTACCTATTTTTTGCATTAACCCTTTCTTCCGATTCTTACCAGGTAGTCGGAAGTTCATTCAACTTATAA